GGGAAGGCCATGGGAAACGTGACTAACTGTGATCCTGTATTTTCCTTATACGAAGCCTGCCCCCACTGGACGATGAGGCCACCGGGCAGCTTCTGAAACCCGGATGCGGTTAATGCCTGGTTGGTGCCGGTGAAGTTGGCGAGAATGGCGAAGGCGGACGCATGCAGGCCGTCCAACATGTCGGCATCCGACCCGGAGCCGGAACCGTCATTGCCAGCAGTCCATGCCAGGGAATTGTTCACATAGAGTTCCTGACCAGGCATCACATAAGCCGAGCCGTTGTTCAGGACGTAGCGGGTGCCGGCGGCGTTCAAATAGATGATCCCGATCGCGCCGCCAGTGCGATAGGACCAGAGGTCGGCATTGACCTTGAAATCGCCGGTGACGGTATCCCCCGCTTTGTTGAGGGGGGTGTAGCCGAGGCGCGCGATGATATTGCTGTAATAGCTGCCATCCTGACCATCGAGAAGGTCGGCATCGACGCCTGATCCAGAGCCGTCAACCGTTAGCAACTTGGCCTTCACGTCCGCAGCGGTGTAGGCCGTGACGTTGAGAGGCGTGTAGCCGAGGCGAGCGGTGATGTCCGCATACCAGGCGCCTTGCTGCCCATCGAGAAGGTCGGCATCGAGAGTGGAGCCGGAGCCGTCATTTCCTGCCGTCCATGCAACCGCCCCGTTCACGTAAAGGTCTTGACCGGGCAATTCGTAGGCCGAGCCATTATTCAGCAGATAGCGCGTGCCAGCCGCGTTCAGATAGAGAATGCCGATCGCCCCACCAGCGCGATAAGACCAGAGGTCAGCATTGACCTTGAAGTCGCCGGTGACGGTATCTCCCGCTTTGTTGAGCGGGGTATAGCCGAGGCGCGCCGTGATGTTCGTGTAATAGCCGCTGTCCAACCCATCGAACAGATCGGCATCCAAGCCCGACCCGGCGCCGTCGTTGTTTGGTCCCCAAGGGATATATCCCAACCGCGCGGGGATGTTCGCATAATAGGCGCCATGCTGGCCATCGAGCAGATCGGCGTCCAGGTTGTTGCCTGCCCCTTCATCCTTGAGGGCGGCGCCTTTCAGTTCGAGCGCGCCGCGCATCAGGGCTGCGGACGTGATGGTCAGCAGCGTTTTGACGAAGGCCGAGGGCGCGCCATCTCCGAATCGGGAGTTGATCCAGCTGGTGACAGCCGTTTTCATGCTCTTGGGCGTGACGGCGCGGGTGGTGTCGACGCCGGTCGTCGCCTCGTCCTCTGTCGAGAGTTCTACCACACCCATTATCTCGGTCGTCGCCGGGGGATTGAGGAAGTTCGCATCGCCAAAGGTCAGCAGGTCAGCGTCCACGTCCGCAAACTGGACGTCGATCGCCAGCAGCATCATAGCTTGCGCCGACTTTTCCAAGATGACGTCAGCCTGCCCATAAACAGCGAACAGGGTGCCATCGGCCAGATAGAGAGCGAAGCTGCGCACGGTGAAAACGTCCACGCTTTCATCCCGAACGATTAGGTGGATGGTGTCGTCGGCAACGACATCGCCCGAAATCGTGGGGACGCGCTTATATTCACCAGGCAGCGCCGTGATGCCGACGCCGGGAACGACGGCGGTCGCGGTCAGGCCGACCTGCGAGATTGTGACGGGCGCCGTCCCGGTGTTGGCGGCATTGACCAGGGCGGCGCGGCCAGCGTTGGTGACGATTGCGATTAGGGCCATGGTTCCTCCGGTCAGGCCGCCGGCGCCGTGCAGGACAAGCGGGCGTAGATGGTCGGGCGAACAGCCGCGATCAGGCCGATGCTGGCCTTGGCGGTGATGCCCTGGGTGAAAGTGAAATGGCTGCGCACCGGCTTGGCGCGACTGACTTCGGCAATGACCTGGTCGACGAAGGCAGCAGACGCCGGCGCGCCATTCTGATCGAGGTTCAAGACCAGGCTGAAGGTGTGCGGATCGCCCTTCGGCTCCATCTGCCACCATTCGCGGATTGCGACTGATCCGCCGAAGCTATGGACAACGGCGCGAACGGATGCGGCAGTACCCTTCTGACGCGCAATCGGGATCGCCTTGCGGACGCGCTCGCGCTTGATGGCGTCGGTCCAGTCGGACGACCAGTTGTCGAGCGACAGGCCCCATGCGAGCCAGGGCAGCAGGCCGATCGGGCAGGTGTCTGGCGACCAGACAGAACGGATCGGCGTCGGAATATCGAGCATGCCGGCGGCGACCTGTTCCACGGCCTTCTCCAGCGGTGTAGAGCCGGGGGGCAGCAGCGACGGATAGATCATTCGCCCGTTCCCGCGTAATTGACCGTCGTGCCGGTGCAATAGGGTGCCTGGGTCCGCGAGATGACGATGTCGGCCGCCGGCGACGTCAGGACGACATTCTGGACGCCCTCGACATGCAGGGCGGCAAAGAGGGCCGATCGGGTGATGTCGCGGCCCAGGCGGTGGCTGGACTCGACATAGGCGTCTAGGCTCGCCTGCGCGGCGGCCAGAACCACGCCGCCATCGGGACCGCTGAAGGTCGTCAGGGTGGCGACGACTGCGTAATTCACGATTTCAGCGGACTGAACCGTGACGAAGTCGGTCAGAGGGCGGCGTGTTTCATCCGACACATAGGCGGCGATCGTCGCAATCAGTTCTGGGGAAGCGGCACCGGAGCCGGTGCGGGAGAGGATCGAAACCAGGACTTCGCCGGGGTGGGGGCTGGTCGCGCTGGCGTCCAGCACGTCGCCATCGGCGGAGAGGGCGTGAAAGATATAGGCGCCTTCCGGTCCCGCGACCGAATAGCCTTCGGGTGCCAGCACCATGCGGCGGCGGAAATCCGCGTCGCTTTCCATGACCGCAGGGATGCCCAGCACGACATCCGCCGGCGTGATCATCAGGCGGGTGATGCCGAACAGGGCCGCGATATTGTCGAGGTCGGCGCCGACAGCATAGGCGGGCATGACAGCGCGGGCGGCATCGTTGATGCGCTGGCGTACCAGCTGGACGATGTAGGAAACGACCTGCAAGAGCTTCGTGACCGGATCGCTGTCGCGGTTTTCGAATTCGGGCATGAGTTCGAGCATGCGCGCGACGGCGTCGGCCTGGATCGTCTCGAAATCCAAAGCCTCGATTATATCCGGCGCGGGAAGGCGCGACAGATCAACGGCGGTATAGGTTGCATCGGCCATGGCGCCCATGTCGGGCGGGGGTCATGGGCCGCGCTACGGCCTGCATTTGTAGAGGCGGCCTCTACAAATGAATTGGCAGGGATGCAGGTAAAGCGTGCTGCTTAGCGGCGATGGGCAGGCAGCGGCGCCGGAGAGGAAAAGGCGTAAAAGAGGAGATAGTCGTCAGTCTGAAGACGATGGAAGCGGATCATTGTCGAAAGCACATGTTCCCTCACGCTGGCGACTGCATCAATCCCCGCGAGCAGATTTGCAGCATCCGACGACAGGTTGAGGGCGCGGATATGCCCTTGCAGATCGTCATGGCGTTGCCAGTCCGGTAGCACTTTAGAAGTCACCAGTTTGAAGCGCAGTAGATCGTTTCTCACGGCCTTCTTGTCCGTGTCGCCTTCTACGCGACTGGCGAAGCTGGCCAGCCCCCTTTCAAATTCAGAATTCCAGAATGCCTTGGCTTCGGGGAAAAATGCGATCTCGACAGGGATGATGTCTAGGTGCGCCGCATCGTTGTTGATGGCCGTCAGCACCAGTTTAGGCGGCCCTGCTTTCGCCTGAAGGAAGGGTGCTCCGTCCAATACGAGATGCTTCGCATGCAGAATTTCATGAGCTATCATGTGTGACGGTGGCTTGATGTCGGTCGGGAGCATGAGACTGACCGATACTGTGCGATCGTCACCTTCAAATTTGATCGCAGGAACATTGCCCAATGCGCTACGGACTTGGGCTGGCAGCGGCTCCAGCCGTATTTCGTCACCCGTCCGCTCCTCGATTTCTTGAACAATGCGCTGAATTTCAGGCGGCAGTGGCTTGATGATTTCGGAATTCATTCTTGCTCTTTAGCAGCTGCGGGCGAACGCTCAATGATCACTACCATCCGCAATATGGGAATAGAGCAAATCCAGCAGCCGTTCCCGATCCGCCGGCGTGGCGCCCAGCAGTTCGCGCTGGGGATAGGGAACAGCCTTCGCCCGCAGCGACGGCTTGTCGCGCAGGCCGTATTGGTGGACGCCGGCGATCTGCGACACCTTGCCCGAAAATCCGACCCAGAAGCCCTGATCGTCGGCGCTGGTCTTCATGAACCGCGAACTGGCGAGGCGGCGGAACATGGCCTTTCGCCGCAGGCCGCCGCGCCGGCGCAGCTTGCCGCCGCCGGCGTTGCGATATTCTTCCGGCACCGGGAGCCATTGGACGACCTTGCCGAATTCGAAGGATCGGATCGCGCCGGCCTCGATATCGAAGCCAGTCATCATCTGACCGTTGCCCCAGGTGAAACTCTTCATGATGACGCGGCGCGGCGGCCCGCCACCGCCGGCGGGATAGAGGAAACAGGCGGCCCCCCGGCCCGACACCGGTGGTTCCTTCTTCTTGCGCGCTTCGAAGGCCGATCCGTCAGGTTGTCGCTGGGCGGTGATGCGCTCGCGCTGGCTGATCGCCAGTTCGCGGGCCATGCGGCGCATCAGGGCGCGGCGCTGGCCCGACGACAGGCCGCGCAGCAGGCTTCCCGCGATCCGTTCGATTTCGGCCAGGTCGTCGCTCATGCCGCCGGCGGCACCGCCGGGGTCAGCACGGCGTCGGGATCGGATGTTTCCACCATCAGTTCGGTGTTCCCGAAGCCCTGGAGGAAGGAAGCCGTCACGCCGGCGAACTGGTCGTAAATCGGTTCTTCGGGGTGGGTGACGTCATAGCCGCTGCCATCGGCGCGCGGGATGACCAGGACGGTTTCGGTCAGGTCGATCGACAATTCGACGTCGGACAGATCGCCGTCGAGCAGGTCGGCTTCGAAGGAAAAAGGCTGGCTGTCGGTGCGGGCGAGCAGCTGGGGTTGTTCCTTCTCGATCCATGCCAGGACCGGGACCATCAGCCGATCGCTGTCGCCGGCGAAATCAGTGAAGAGGGCCTTGAGCGTGTAGCCATAGACGAAAGACAGCGTTGCAGACTTGCGCGTCATGATGTTGCCGCCCTCCACGTAGATCTGAAGACGGTCAGCATGAGTTGCCAGTTCGGGCAGGAACGCGGTCAGCCAGCGCCGCAGACTATCAGCCTTACGCATCAGCCGGCACCCTCGCAGGCGCTGGGGCTATGCCAGCGCACCAAGCGCACCAGCTGGTCGCGCGTGGCGGCGAGCGCCGTGGCGATGCGGACGATGGCGGAGCGGACAGCGGGCGGGATTTCCGCCTGCGCATCAGCGGGGAAGCCAGCGGGCGCGGCGGGGCAGGTCAGCAGGTCCGCCGGCGGCGTGTCCTTAACCTCGATCGCGACGACAGGCGACGCGGGGCGTTCACCTACCTGATGGGCGCAGCCCTGCAACGCGATTGACGCTATCGAACCAATCAGGTCCAACGCGATTATCCGGGGCAATCTGGGCATCGGCTTTCTCCATCTGCGCGGCGGCATCGGTGCGGCGAGCGACTTGGGTTCGGGCAAGGGCGGTGTCGGAAGTCGATTTCGTGGCCTGGCGCTGGGCCGCACCCGCAAGGATGGTGTTGGTCGCGGCCTGCGATTGGCGTTCATAGGCGGCCAGGTCGACAATGCGCTGGGCGCAGGCATCGACCTTTTTCCCGGCGCCGGGAAATTGGGCGCCGGCGGAGAGGCAGGCCTTTTCCGCCCAGGCCTGAAGCTGATCGCGATCCTTGCGCGCGGTGGCGCCCCAGGCATAGAGCGCCGCCGCCGCGCCCGCGATGGCGATCAGCAGGACAGTTTCGCGGGAGCCGGTCAGCAGCCCCCACGCAGATTTCAGGATCGTGATCAGCTTCGTCATGGATCAGCCTCCAGCAAGCCAGCCGCGACTTCGGGCTGGACGTCAAAACAGGGGCATTGCTTGGTCCATTCGAACGGATCGACCCTGCCATTGCCGTTCTTGTCGGGCGACAGGTCGCGGTGGCCGAGGATGCGCGAGGGCGGCACCTTATGCCGGCCAGCGACATCGCGGACCAGCGCGGCCAGGGCAGCTTTCTGCGCCTGGGTGCGGGTGTCCTGCGGCTTGCCGGCGGCGTCGAGGCCGCCGACATAGACGATGCCGATCGAGTTGCTGTTATAGCCGGCGGCGTTGGCGCCGATTTCATCTTCGCGGCGGCCCTTATGCACGGTGCCATCGGCATAGATGACATAGTGATAGCCGCAGGAGCGCGACGCGCCGGCGCCGAAGCCCCGCGCCTTATGGTCGCGGTCGATATCCTCGACCGTATAGGCGCGGCCGACGCGGGACGCGGTGCAATGGATATTGATGCGGTTGATGATGCGCATGGGTCTTAGGGCCTCTTTTTGGTGAAGCGGTCAGCCAGATCGGCGGGGATGCGGGCGAGCGCGTCGGACGTCGCGCCGATCAGGCGGGGGGTGGCGTCGAAAGCGATCAGGGCAATGCCGAAGCCGATCGACTGCGCGATGAATTCATTCCAGCCGGTGAATTCGATGATGGCCTGGGTCGCGTAGAAGCTGACCGTGGAACCGACGATCCACTGGACGAAGCGCTGGCGCCAGGACAGGCCCGGTTTCCAGACCTGGGCGACGCCCGATCCGATCAGCGAGGGCGCCAGCGAGCCGATGAAATCGGGGGCCGATTGAAGAAGGGTGCGCAGGTCCATGGATCAGTCCCAGAGTTGAATGAGGGGCCGCACGCGGGTCGCGCTGGCTTCGGTGGTGGCGGTCGCCGGCACGATGACGACCGTGCCGAGCGGAAGGATGGAGCCGAGGTCGGCAAGGCCCGGATTTGCGTCCAGCACGCGGGTCAGTTCGTTCGGGCCAAGGCCCGCGTCGCGGAACAGCAGCTGGTCCAGCTTGTCGCCCTGGCGGGCAACCAGGCGCAGCGCGGCGGCCATCAGATCAGCCAGACGCCGGTTCGCGACTTGCCCAGCATGTCGCGGATTGCGTGGATGGCATCACGGCGCAGTTCATCGATCGACGGGGAGAGTTCGTCGGCCTGGTTGCCGCCGGCGGAGGTCGTATCGAAATCGCGGTGGCGCTCGATCAGTTCGGCCTTGGCGAACAGGGCGACGGCGCGCTGGTAGCGGATCAGCTGCACACTCTGGCCGTCCAGCTGGTCCGCCGGGACGTCCGCCAACTTCGCATAGCCGCCGGCGCGACAATCCGCGGCGAATTGCCGCAGGTCGATTTCGGCCGACATGACGCCGCCCAGGATCGCGGCGCGGAGGCGGGCGGGCGTGATGCTGGTCGGAATGCGCGCCACGTCCCGAACCGACGCCGGATCGACGTCGGGAAAGAAGCCGTCATTCACGACGACCGTTTCCGGCGCCGGCGGCTGCTCGATTTCCGATACGGGCGGGCGCGCGACGAACGTCATGCCATCGCGACCTGCACGAAGCCGGAACCGGCATAGATGAATAGGGCGAGGCCCAGCCCGGCCATTCCCCAACAGAGCCACCCGAAGCGGGCAATGGTGGACGGGCGCTCCATGACGAAGCGGATCAGGGCGCCGTAAATGACCAGGACGCCGCCGAACGCCATGATGATGAGGAGCATGATGGCTTTGATGATGAGCCAGGCGAGTGCAAGCATGGTTGTCTCCGATTTCCGGCCCGCTGGCATACGGGGGTGGGGATCGGGACAGAGGGCGGCCCTATGGTTCGAAAACCTCCCGCCTCGCGCGATCCGCCCCCGAGCGCCGGGGGCGAGCCTGTCAGGCGGCCTGCTGGTCGCCCTGTTCGTTGTTCTGATCGGTGATGGGCGGGAGCGCCTTCAGCAGCTTTTCCGCCCGCTTGACGCGGTCGAGGACGCCGACGCGGTTCCACAGGCGATGGGCTTCCTTCAG